GGCGGCGGCGCGGGCGGTGGAAGCAGTACGGCGGGCGTGGCGGCGCTGAATGCTTCGTTCAATGGCTCGGCGGGCGGCGTGGGGCCAACGGGCACGGCGGGCGGCGTGGGCGAGATTGATGGCGTCTCCCCGGCAACCAGTGGCTCCAACGGGTCGGGCGGCGGCGGCGGCACGCCGAACGCGGGCGCGGGCGGCGCGGGCAGTGAATGGGATGCCACGCACGGCGCGGGCGGTGGCGGTGGTGGCGGCGACTCGGGCACTGGCGGTCTGTACGGCGGCGGCGGCGGCGGCGGATTCTGGAGCGGGGGGCCTCCGGGTGGCAACGGGGCCAACGGTCTAATTGTGGTGACGTACAATCCACCATCAGCGGTAACGGCAGCTTTCACAATGGAGGTGATTACGTGATGAACAACAGCGGACTTTCGATGCTCCTGAAAACCTTTGGGGTGGACATGGGCGAACTCATGGGGCAAGTGGACGCGGCGCGGGCTGGTACTCTGCAAATGGTGCAGCACTTCGATGCGCGTATGCGGGCCATCGAACACAAGCAGGATTTGATTCTGGCGGCGCTGAACAAATCGGTGGGTGGCTCATCCAGTGAGCTACCCTCCGTGGTAACGGAGGTGCAGACGTGGAAGCAGACAGCGTAATAGAAGCGGTGCAAAGGGACGCGGCAACAGACGCGGCGCAACAGGTGGCGGAAGAAGTCGCGGCGGATGCCTTGGGGATCGCGGCAGTAGTGGGGGCAGTGGGTGATGAACTCGCGGATCATGCCGAAGCAAGCGAAGAACGGCATGAAGAAATTCTGGAAGGTCAAGAATGGCAACAAAACCAATTCGCACAACTGACGGCAAATTTAGCAAACCAGCAGACACAAACGGCGGCGCTCCTGGGGGCAATGCAGAACCAATTGACGTCACTGCAACAGGTGGTGACGGAGGCGCTGAACCAGAGGAGCCTGAACAACTCACCATCGCAGGATTCGATGTTGTCGAACCCGGCGGAACCAGTGGCGGCGGTGGTAGTGGTGGAGGAACCCGCCGCGGTCGCGGCAGACCCAGAAAATCAGGATCGCTCAACGATCCCCCAAAAGCGAAGGCGAAGGTTAATTTAACCTCGGGCATCGAACAAATTCTGTTGTCCATGCATGTGATGGCGGCGGCGTTTTTCCAGACGCCTGAACTCGTTCTGGCTCCGGCGGAAGCGAAGGCGCTTGCAGATGCGACCTCGGCAGTGGCGGCGCACTATGACGCATTGCTGGACCCGAAAACGGCGGCATGGTGCAATCTGATGCTGGTGGCGGGCGGCATCTATGGAACCCGCGCAATGGCGGTGTGGTCGAAGAACAAAGCGGCGGCGGCGGCGCGGCCTGGGCCTTCTCCCGTCGCGGAGTTTCCCAGGAAGGCGGCGGCGGCCTCCGGCGGCGGCGCGGCGCAAACTCCGGCGGATGTTTTCGGCCTGGGAGATTACTCGTTCGCGGTGACCCAGGACGGCGATTAGATGCAATTGGCGGATGACACACAACGAACCTCGATTGTCGGGCGCACTGGCTCGGGCAAGACGGCGGCGGCGGTGTGGCATCTGTCCGAAGCGAACTTCACGGTCATGCCCTGGATTGTTTACGACTTCAAGCAGGATTCACTTCTAGGGGAGATCGCGGCGCTAGACGGCGCGGAGCATATCGGCCTGGAAGAAGTACCGCGCAAACCGGGCCTCTACTTTGTACACCCACTGCCTCACGAGATCGAAGCAGTGCAGGCGCAATTGTGGAAGATTTGGGGGCAAGAGAACACGGGCGTTTACGTCGATGAAGGCTATATGATTTCTCCTCCTCCAGCGGTCAACCCGGCGTTTCGGAGCCTCCTGACGCAAGGGAGATCCAAGCACATTCCCATGATCATTCTGAGCCAACGTCCCGTGTGGTTGGATCGTTTCGTTTTCAGTGAATCGGACTTCTACCAAGTGTTCGCACTGAATCACTCCGGTGATCGGAAGAAAATGATGGAGTACATCCCGGCGGATTTGAACAAACGTCTGCCGGAATTCTGGTCCTACTACCACGACGTGAGTGCGGCGGAAACGGTGGTCCTGAAGCCTGTCCCTTACGGGCCGGAGGTGATGGAGGTGTTTGACAGGCGATTGGCGACTCTGAAGAAAAAGCGGGTGCGGCGTGTGGTTTGACTCCGGCACGGGCCGGGCATACACTCGGAAGCAAACAATTTTGCAGTGAAGGCGGAAAGGAGCATAGATGGCGGAAGAAACGATTTTGAGCTGGAACGCGGCGAATTGGATCACGGTAGTGATCATGGTTTTCCTGGGCTTTGCGGTCCTGGGCATGATCGCCAAACTGATCGCGCAACGCAACGGCACGGCGGCGGCGGCGTAACATGGATCGCTTTATAAACATCGACCTTTTGCGGCATCCGATGAATTGGGCAATCGTGGTTCTCATGATCCTGATCGCGGGCGCGGCGCTTCATTTCATCGTGGCCGGATACGGCAACGCTGAACAACCAGTGGCGTAGTTCAACCTGATTCCCTCACAGGTACATTCGGACCTGTCCCCCCTAAATGGAGATACCAGAAATGGCGGGAAGCGGTCCCAGTCCTCAACAACTCAACGCGGCGGCGCGGCAGCTTGTAGCAGCACGCGCAGTACGCATGACACAACAGATTTTCTCTCAAACGGTGGTTCCGGCAAACCAGCAACAGGTCAACGTAATTCCTAGAAACGTGGGATTGATCTGTGGGTTTTGGATTAAGGTAGTAGCCACCATCAGCAACACCACGGGCGGCGCGGTGGCGCTGACGCCTACCAATTTCGGCGCGGCAAATCTGCTCCGGCAAATCGAGTTCACGGACCTGAATAACAACATCCGTGCCCAAGTGCCGGGGTGGTATCTCAACTTTCTGAACACCATCAAAGGGCGCACGCCATACGGCCATGCGTTCCTGAACACATCACACGACGGCATCAATGTTTCCGGCTCGTATGGCGCAAACTGGACGGTGATTAACGAACCCGCAAGCATTGCAGACGCGGGCACGGGCACTGTCACGATGTGGTACTACTTGCCGCTGTCCTATTCAGACGGCGACTATCGCGGCGCAGTGTATGCGAACGTCGTCAACGCAACGATGCAATTGAAATTGTGGATCAATACGACTCCGGTGGTTGCCTCCACACTGGACACCACAACGGCGGTCTACACGGCGGCGGCGGGCGCGGGCGCGAACACGTCCACCACGATCACGGTCTATCAGGACTATCTCGACCAACTGCCATACGGGAATAACGGACCCGTCCTTCCCATATTGGACTTGAGCACGATTTACGAACTCAAGCAAACCATCTTCACGGGCATGACGGCGGGGCAGGACTTCCCGGCTCAATACGCGAACTTCCGCGACTTCCTGAGCACCACGGCGGTCTACTACAACGGCGCGGCGCGGGCGGCGGGCACGGACATAAATTATTGGAGTTTACAGAGCGCGAACTTCACCAATTTGTGGAAGCTAGAACCTTCCCTCGTGGCGCTTCGTTCGCGGGCGCTGATCAACTCCGATCTGCCTCTGGGGTGCTACTATTTCGGATCACGCCATCGCCCTATTGCTACCACGCAATACGGGAATATGGAGCTTGTGTTGAACCCGATCACGGCGGGCGCAACGGCCTACATGCTCGTAGGCTATGAGGCGTTTGCAATGGTGAACACAATCACTCAAGCAGGAAGCCTGCCGTCCTCGTAGGGCTTTTCCCTTGTCGGGTGCCGGGGGGGTGTTTCCCTCCCGGCACATTTTTTGCTGGCGCAATCTGGAATTTTAAGGAGGCAACGTGGAAGAAAATAAATCCTTGCTCGGCTCGTTTGAATCGTGGTGGAAGCAACCTTTCAATTCGAGTGGTTCCGCAATGACGTGGATTCTGTTCGTGGGCTTGCTAATCATCGCGGCTTTCCTATGGCAGACGGTTTTGATTATCGGATTTGGAAAGGAGTAGGCGATGCTACGACTGGTCCTAATCATCGTTGCGGCGTACATGCTCGGCGTCTTATGGCCGGGGCCGGGCGCGGCGATCCGTGCCAAAGCGGGGTTCTGAATGGGGCAAACAGGTATCATTTTTTTTGCCCTGCTCGTGGGCTTCGTTGTCTACATAACCCTCAAGAACGAACTGGGCGCATACCTTGCGGTGATGGGCCTGGGCACGGCGGCGGAATCCACGGAGGCAAAAGCAAAGCGGCTTGCCGGGGAACTGCAAGGCATGAAAGATGAAGCCTCCCGCCTCAACGATTCGCTGAAGCCTATCGGCAGTCTGCCGAACCTTCGTAGGTAAAATTCCATGCCATTTGTCCTCATTATCGCGGGCATCGTGTTGCTGACGGTGGCGGTACGCAATACCCAGGATGAGTTTTTCTACCTGCTTCAGGGCGACTTCACGGGAAAGAACAACTACATTTTCTGGGTGATCGCCATCTTGATCATTGGCGGGGTGGGCTACGTTCCACGGCTCAAGCCAATCTCGAATGCGTTCCTGATCCTGGTTGTTCTCGTTTTGGTCCTCACCAAAGGCGAAGGGCTTTTCGACAAGGCCAGCGGGTTCTTCGCGCAGATCACGGAAGGCACGGCGGCGCGGCCTCCGGCACGGGGCACGGACTCAGTGATCGCGGCAACGGTCAAACAGACGGCGGCGGGCATCGTATGAGCGAAAAGGCAATCACGGCGGGCGTCACGATCCTTACTGCAATTGTGGGTGTGGCGGTCCTGGCTGTCCTGGTGTCGAAGTCCTCACAAACTGCCGGAGTTCTCACGGCATCATCCACGGGATTCAAGGATGCGCTATGCGCGGCCTTGTCTCCCTTGGGCATCAATTGCGGCGGGCGTGGACTGACAGAGAACGTCACTTCTACGGTCACTTTTTAAGGAGCAAAAAACGAATGAGCGAACAACTTCTAACTGCCATTGTCACGGTGATCACAGCAATAATCGGCGTGGCGATTCTGGCTGTCCTGGTGAGTCAGCGGAGCCAAACCAGCACGGTGATTAAGGCGGCTTCTGCCGGATTCGCCACGGACTTGCGGGCGGCGCTATCGCCCATCACAGAGGGCGGCGGCAACAGTCTGCCGGGCCTCAATCTGTCGTTCCAGTAGGAGCCCTCCCATGTTTGAAGGAATTTTGAGGCGGCGCGTTAAAACCGTGCCGGGCCTGTATCAATTGCATCAGGGTGAGATCATTCTGCCGGGCGCGGGTTCCAAGGTGTTTGAACCTGCATTCGGCCTCCCGGCACTGCAATTGATAGGCAACGCGATCTATGCGGGCGCTGCCCCGCATCCTCTGCAGCCTCCGCAAATCCGAACCACACTGACCACGACCACGGTAGGAATCGGCGGGCAGGTGGCCGGGCAAATGATCGGCGCTCCGTTACTCGTGCCGGAGACGTCGAACGGGAGTCAGTGATGCCGGACTTTTCATGGATTGAGGCACATCCGTGGGCTACCACTGCCGTGGTGGGCCTGGGCGGGCTTGGGCTGTACCTTCTCCTCCGTGGGGGCAGCTCGGGCAGCTCGGGCGCTGACGCGGGCGGCGGCGTGGTCTATGCGGGCGGCGGCGGGCCTTCCGATACCCAGGTGGCGGCAAATGCGGCGCTGACCAACGCGCAACTGCAAGCCAATACCCAGGTATCGCAAATGTCGGCGGAACTGGCGGCGCTGAACATTCAATCGGACCTGCAGCTTAAACTGGCGCACATTGGCGCGGACGTGACCAACACGGGCACGGCGGCGGCGCTAACGTCCGATTTGTACCGGACGGGTGCGGAGCTAACCTACGGCCTCTCATCGCAACAGACGGCGCTCGAGATGGCGCGAATCAATGCCGGCGTTCAACAGAGCTACATCGACAAACTGACGGGCGGCACGGGCGCGATAACACAGACTCCGATTCGGGCGGCGGTCCCGATGCCGGAGCCTCTGTGGTACGAACCCGGCACGCCTACGCAGATTCAAATTCAGACTCCGGCGGGCGTGGGTCCGGTAGTGCCGGGCGGAAGTCCTCTGGTGGCTTGGCCGAACTATGCAGACTGTGACCCGTTTGATAGTGCGTGCGTGGCGCGGAATTCGGCGCTGAACACGGGCTACAACATGGACGTTGCGACGGCACAAGCGGCAAACAACCGGAACCAGCTTGCGGAGAACTACCGAATCTCGATAGACGCGGGCACGATCACGGCGGCGCAATTGGCGGAATACAGAAAACTCGTGGGGGCGTCATGACAGAACACGCACAAAAACGCTTTGGGGTGGTGGCGGGGGCGGTGGCGATCCTGTCGGCACTCTGGCTCGTCTTACGGCCGGGCGGCGGCGCTACGGTCCTGCAAACGGGCGCAACGGTGTCTCCTGGCGGCTCGGTGGGTGATCCGGTACTATTCGGGGCGCAGGGTTCACCCGATCAAATAGCAGACCCGCAAGACCCAACGGCGGCGGCGGTGGACTCGATCATGGGCGCGGCTCCGGCTTCTGGTGTCACGGCCTCCGGCGATCCTTCCCAGAACGCGGCGGCGGCGTATGCGTTCTATAATCTGCCTCCGGCGAACGTCCCGCCGCGGGCCGGGCGCGGCGGCGGGTGCGGGTGCGGGCCATCGTGCGGCAACAAACCAGTCTTAGGTGCGTTTGTGGACGGCAAAGGGAACTGTCTTTCGAGTACCACGGGAACGCTTGTGGAGGCGATTGACAATTGCTCTCCCGGCTACCTGGGCCGGGCCAATGAGAACCTTTCCGCACAACTGGCGCATTGGGGCAACGATTACGACGTGGCCTCCCGGCGGGCCGAACTGCCGGAGTATCCCTGGTGGCAGTGATGGCGGCATCACGGACGCGGGATCGCAGAGTGATAGACGCGGTGATGTGTCCGGTATGCCGGGCCACGGAGGGCAACCCATGCCGGAATCCGGTACTCTGGCGGGTGGACGGGCCACAACCGCAACGGCCACACAATGAGCGGCGGCGGTCCTGGGTAGCAACGAAAGGGGGGGCCAGTGGCATTGCCTGAACTGCCGGATTTGAAAGCGGCCTCACGCAAGAGTCTGAATCTGGTATCGGCTCCTTCCGGCACGGGTTGGGGCTTCACTCCTGAGCGTGGGTGGGACTACGATGCGGCGTGGGACTCCTTCGCGGCCTCCGTGGGCGGCGGCGGCAGTCTGCCGGGCGGTCAAGGGAGCGTCGGCGGGCCCGGCGGCGGCGGTCCTTCGTTCACTTGGGATATCGGCCTGGGCGGGATCACGGTAGGGCCGGGCGGCGGCGGAACCACGGGCACGCCTGGAGGCATCAGGAACACGGTTACAGGGGCACAGACGGCGGTGTCCAGTCTGTTTGGGGCTATCCCGTGGTCGCGGATCGCGGCGTTCCTCCTGGGCCTCCTTTTGATCCTGGGCGGGATCTACCTAATCCCGAAGGTGCAACAGCAAGTCAATCGAACGGTGAAAGGAGCGATAGCAGCATGAGTAGAAGCGCAATCACTTGGCCGGGCATGAGAAACGAAAGCGTCATGTATCCTGGGCCGTATGCAGACAAGCAGGCGAGATCGGCCTGGGAACTGGCGAATGCACGCGATGAGGCATTCCGCCTCACGGAACTGCGGGCCACGGAGTTCCGTGCCGCAATTGCTCCGTGGGTAGAGGCGTTCCACGCGGGCACGGCGGGCGATCCTCCCGAAGTCCCTCGGGCGGTGGCGGTGGCGGTGGAGCGGGCAAACAGTGACACGCCCGATTTTCAACTGGTGGACTCGGAATCTCCGGCGCTTGAAGTGGACCCGCCAACGGCGGCGCTGATTGCGGCGTGGGCGGCGGGAGTCAAACCGAAGCGCAAGTAGGGGAGGGCACATGGTGACGTTACGTTTGAT